ACCCAATGTATAAGGGATTCCCTTTTCTGCGTACCACGTTTTGTTATTTAAAAAAAAATTTACACGCTTGCGCACTAACTCGATTTCGGGTCCAAATAGGTTAGTAAAATTTCTATTAGTATGAAACTCCTTCATTGTGAACGTAAAATTGGGCGGTAACTTTGAATAATCACGTTGCCCACCTTGCGCGATAACTGGAGCATCGACTGGCACTATTCCAAAGTAATATATCTTGTTACCTATCTTATTTTTCATTTCAATTTCGTATTCGTCTGTTATTTTAATCAAATATCTGCGCAATTCGGGAAGCGTCTTAACGCGCGAAAACACTTCGATTATTTGAACGATTTGACCTGACGTACCTATGTCATCACGCGACAATGGGTCACGTAAAACGGCATAAATTGACGGAACCATTTCTATTTCCGTACATTGATCTAGAATGAAATTATGTGATTTGTGAACGATATGCTTTGTGTTTTTATTGTTTGTTAACTGATGCAATATCGCATTTCCTAGCAAATCTTCGACGTTTCTCACATCTATCGTAAGGGTTACAGATGCCGTTTTCGGCTCAATTTTATTTTCTTCTGAATTATTTGGTAGACCCGACATTTATTTAATGATTATAATTAACATTCTAATGGATTTAAGTTGTTAATTATCCAATGGTTTAAATATATAACACATTACATAAGTATACGTTAGAATGCCAATTGGAACAAATGAATATTTGATTATATTATAATATATACACGTTTATATATACTAATGATTTTTAAAGGACTAACAGTGGCGATAGACGCAAAAGAAGATGTACTTCGAACAATAGAAAGCGACATTGCTTTTTACAAACAAGAATATGAGAAGGGTAAACAAGAATATGAGAAGGGTAAACAAGAATATGAGAAGGGTAAACAAGAATATGAGAAGGGTAAACAAGAAGATGAGATGGGTAAACGGGAATATGAGATGGGTAAACAAAAATATGAGATGGGTAAACAAAAATATGAGATGGGTGATCCAGAAGATGAGACGGATGCCATTATGAACACTCTCGCATCTGCGAATGATGAAATGAATGCTAATATAATATCTTTATGTAGTGGTGATACACACAAGAACACAAAAATATCATTTATAACAAGCGAAGCACTTGCAACTAATCACCCTACAGCTTACAACACATTTAAAACGTCTGTGTTTGGCGCCATTGTAAATTCTGAAAATGTAAATTCTGAAAATGTAAATTCTGAAAATGTAAATTCTGAAAATGTAAATTCTGAAAATGTAAATTCTGAAAATGTAAATTCTGAAAATGTAAATTCTGAAAATGTAAATTCTAAAAATGTAAAAACATGGATGAAAATATACCGATGTAATACAGCATTTAGAAGTATACTCGAATCTGAATTTACATTTGAAGTTTATTATCAAAATAAAGCCCGTGGATTAAATACTGACTGTAGTTTCAATTCTCCTAATATCATCGACTACGGACACTTTGATAATGATGATTATTATTATTGCTATATACACATGGATTTCATAAATGAATTACCATTGAATGCAAATTATACAGCTTGTGCATCATTGGGCAAATTAATCAATGAAGTTGACTCCTGTATGAAAAGTCGGGGGGTATTCCACAATGACCTGCTACCCCGCAATGCATTTAAATCCGAAAGTTCGAACAAACCAATCATAATTGATTTCGGTCTTGCATTATCGAGCAAACGTGGCGACGCTGGCGAATGGTCGTGTCCGAAATCTGAATCTGTACCTGCAGAATCTGAATCTGTACATGCAGAATCTGAATCTGTACCTGCAGTTTATAGTGGTGCATCAAGAAAAAACGCGAAACACGTGAGCAGAAAAACTAACAAACGTAGCAAGAAAATGCATAAGCAGAAAAAAACAAAACGTAGCAAAAAAACACGTAAGCAGAAAAAAACAAAACGTAACAGAAAAACACGTAAGCATTAATTGAATTATTTGTTGATTTGGATTCTTTCTTGAGATTTTGAAAAGTGGATTGAGAGCATAATGCTTTGAAATTGGTTTTTATTTTTTATTGTTGTTAGCATAATAAAAAATAGTTTGTACGGGGGAAGTTTAGAGATTTTGCGTTCGATATGCGATTATTTTAACGGACAATAATCTAGAATGCCCATCGATATCATAGATTATTCAAATACTGTATTTTACAAAATTTATTGTAATGACACAACTGTTAGTGACATTTATGTAGGTCATACTACCAATTTCGTGCAAAGGAAATACTCCCATAAGAAAACATGCATTAAAGAAAATTATCCGAATCATCATTTGAAAGTATACAAATGTATTCGGGAACACGGGGGGTGGGATAATTGGAAAATGGATATTATTGGGTTTCGCGATTGTTATGACCATTACGAAGCACGAAAAATAGAGCAAAAATACTTCGAAACATTGCATGCAACTCTAAATAGCATTGAACCTCTACCAAAACCAAAACCAAGACCTACTGCAGTGCCTAAAGAAAAACTGGAAAAACCTGTTTTGCATTGCGATCTTTGTAAAACTACATGTCTAACTAATAAGGCCTTAATTGCTCACAAAGAAACAAACAAACACAAACGCAATGTTGACGATAATGCGTCCAACAAAACGGAACGAACGACAAGTCAAAAAAATCCCTCTACTTTTATATGCCAAACTTGTAACTATAATTGTAATAGTAATAAAGACTATAATAAACATTTATTGACTGCTAAACACGTTAGACTGTCAACGACGATTGAAAAAATCCCCGAAGTCCCCATGAGACACTTATGCGAGTGTGGTAAGATTTATTTGCATAACTCGTCGTTGTATAAGCACAAAAAGAAGTGTAATTCGGTTTCCAATTCTGCATCTATTCTCGAGAACCCAGTAGAAACGTCGGCTATGATGGAAATACTTTCACAAAACAAAGAACTGATGAATTTATTGGTTCTCCAAAATCGAGAACATAGAGAAGAAACTAGTAAATTGCAAAATACAATACACGAAATGATACAAAAAAATGGGCAATAACAATATGACGACCAATACTAATCAATTCAATATGCAAGTCTGTTAAATGAAGACTGTAATGACGCTATCCAATTCTCCGAGTGAGGCTACAATCCACAATGCAATATAAACTATAAGAAATTGGAAAACCTGATTTGGATTCTTTCTTGAGATTTTGAAAAGTAGACATTTATAATTGTCCAATTCTCAATATTATAGAAATGCTTTTCAGAGACTTTTTTGAAAAACGGGTTGTTATCATTATGCTTTAAAACTTGTTTTTTACCATTTTATTTGTATGCATAATTTTTTTGCGTAATATTTAGGAGGATTTTTTTCTGTTGCTAAATAAATCAACGGATGTCAACACTAACTCCCGATAAATCCCCAAAAGTATTTAATTGTGAAAAATGTAGATATAAATGTAGTAATAAAAAAGATTTTAAAAAACACTTAATCACTGCAAAACATATTTTTCAACACAATCAACCAGAAAATCCCACAAAATCTCTTAAAATGGAACCGTTCAACTGTGTGTGTGGAAAGAAATATAAAGAGCGTTCTGGATTATGGCGTCATAAAAAGAAGTGTAATCAAATAAATTCATTAACAGTAACTGATGACAGATGTAGAGAACCTTCCGACAATTCTACGATACTGGGGTTAATTTCACAAAACAAAGAATTGATGGAAATGTTACAAGAACAGAACAAGATAATCAAAGAATTGGTGCCAAAAATAGGCAATAACAATAGCATTAATACAACTAATAACAACAATACTCAATTCAATTTACAAGTTTTTTTAAATGAGGATTGTAAAGATGCTCTCAACTTTTCCGAGTTTATAGAAACCATTAAAGTTTCTTTTTCAGATTTAGAGAACCAAGCAGAAAACGGATATGTCAAAGGCATTTCCAAACTCTTTATTGAGAGTTTACAAAGTTTGGGAATAAACAAAAGACCAATTCATTGTACTGATAAAAAAAGGAAAACACTATATATCAAGGAAAATGATACATGGGACAAAGAAGGTTCTCAAGATACTATTAAAAAAGGAATCCAACAGATAAGCGGTAGAACATTCGAGGAATTCGTAAAAAGCAAGGAGGACAATGCGGAAGAATACAAGGACGCTGACTCAGAATTTTCCGAGAAATGTTTATTGATTCAGAGAAATTTGGTACCGACGTATCCTCGCGAGACGACAATCAATAAGGTAATAGAGAACATAACCCAGAACACAGGTATAATACACGAATCTTAAAAAAAAATCTAAATAATTGAATTGCGTTATAATTATTTAGATTATGTTTTGACAAGGACATTATTGCGTCCCTGTTTTTCCAATTTCCCGAGTTCAATCATAGTCTCGCCAGTTTTCTTGGATTGTTTATACGATTCGAAGTCGTATACAACATTTTTGGTTTGGTCGTATGCGTAGTCCTTGCCTTGAATAATAATCTTCACCAATCGAATGGTTTGTTTTTTAACATTAATATCATCCTTCTGAAATTTATCAACATCCAATGATGGATGTGAACCAAATTGATTAGAATTGATTTTCCCATATCCATAGCATATTAAATTATCGGATGCGTTTTTCTTATATATGGCACAGTCAATAGAACTTTCTTTAACCGCTTTAAGTAATTGTTGATTGATATCGTTCTTAATGCGTGAAATTTCATATAGAGATTCATCGGTAGTAATGGGTGTTTTTTTATCAAGTTTGCTAACATCGCGAATAATAAGTTCTTTATTATTATTATCATTGCTCTGTTTATCACTCAACGTGCTAATATATAAAAAAACCTGCACGGTTCTCAAATCCACATGTAAATCATGATGACTGCAAATTCTTCTCGCCCGACCGACAACTTGGTCTAAACGAACCATATTCCAATATGGTTCAACAATATGCACATAGCGTGTGTTTTTCAGATTAATCCCCTCTGCCCCCGAAGATGTAATCATAATAATTTTCACAATTTCCCCCATAAAATTATTGGTATTAATTTTAACTAATTCGTCGCGAAGACCATTAGGAATGAACTCCCATTGACTATTATAAACATTACGCAAAATTTCTTTTTCTTCGGAGGTTTCAGTGCCAGTATATAACATAAATTTAGGTTTATCATTAATGGGCATATCAAGGGTCCATTCCCCTCCCGATTTTTTTTTAATTTTGAATTGTGCGAACCCATTGGCTTCCAAAACCAATTTCATAAGACCAATGCCTTCAATCGTGCGAAATTGACTATACAATAAATGCAAGCCTTCGTGAGATTCGTTAGTGAGATTATTGAGTACATTTAAAAATTTCGGGCTAAATTGTTCCAATGCTTGCGGAACCAGATATTCACTTGGTTTATCAGATAAATATTTCAAAGCGACCTGTATGCGTTGAGCATAATCGATATTCTCAGTAGGTTCGGGGTCCTCTGGATTAGAATAAATGTCTGCCTCAAGTATTACTTCCTTAGCATTTCCATCAACATCCAATTCACTGATGCTCTCGTTGTCTGGCATAGGTCTGCCAGGTGGGTCAGGAAAAGCAAAATTACACGCGGCGCGCGAAAATATCCTATAAGAAGACGCGATTTCATATAGGTCACCATCAGGTTTCTTTTTCTTACTCTGGTTGCGTTTGTTTTTTTCTTGGTCTGCTTCAGTTTTTCTAATTTTTTCGTATATACTAAATTGGTGTTCGCTCATTTCACTCATAACTAAATGGTAATTTTCCCCTTCCTCATTTAATACAAATTCCGGCAAAAGTGATTCTTGTGCGCTTCTAAAATACGAAGAAAGACCCAATATACGTCTCTTAAATAGACTACTATCCTTTAATGTTGCTGCATCGACATCAATAAACATATCAATAAACTCGTCTTTTACATCAGGTAGAGCTTTATTTAATTCCAATTTGATCCCATTTAATTGTGGTTCAATGTCATTAGTTTTTAAAATTTGGGTAATGATTCTGATAAAAGTATCGTCATTAATATTGCCAGTATCATCCAATTTAACTCCATTATATCGATCAAATTGTTCATCTGCTCCACCCGTAATGCGCATCTGAAGTTTCTTAGTGGCATTAAAAGACCCCCCTCCTCGTTCTTTTTGTGTATCAGCCTTTCGTGTATATGTCCGCTTATCCACATTTATAAAACCGTATGGGTTCCTGGTTATAGTAAGGACATTCCCGCTATATTCAACAAAATCGTGTGTATTAAAATTCGACTCTTTAAACATAGTTAGAATGCTGTCGCGAGTAACTTTTTTCGCAGTATTAACAACAACAGGAATTTTCCAAGTTTTAATATATCCCCTTAATATGTTATAAAGAATTCCAATTTCATTCGGATAATTAATAATAGGAGTTCCAGTCAACAATACAATCTTTGCATTTTCTGCTCGCATTAATAAGTCGTATAGAACATAAGAAATAGTTCCAGGTTTATCTATTTTATTCACAATACGACTGACGAAATTATGCGCTTCGTCAATAATAATAACCTTATTATGGAACGGGTTAGAAGTTTGATTGTGCGTTAATTCGTTAATTTTATTCATGTTCAAACCATTATAGTTGATATCATTATATTTGTGTCGAATCATTTCGTTGAGTTGAACGTCCAATGTAGCCTGTTCATTTGCAGTTAACTCCTTATAATTGCTTGGTTTTTTAACATTAACCATCCAAGCACCATTGTATTTCTCAATGAATTCTTTCGATATTCCCATAGAACTCGACAAAGCTTCTTTATAATCATCCTTTCCGACAGTCGAAATAAATTCCCAAAACTGGTTTTTACGGAAAAGTTCATCACCGCATTTTTTAAGCTCACTAAAAAAATTCATTTTAAGTGATGCGGGGGTCATCAAAATAATCTTTTTGTCAGATTTCATTCCTTCTGCAATTGCTATAGAACTACAAGTTTTACCAGAACCAAGACCGTGATATAATAATAATCCACGGTAAGGTGTATATAAATTTAAATAATCGCGGACTATTTTTTGATGTGTAAGGAGACCAAAATCAACAACAGTAGAATCGCATGACATAACAGAAGTATTATCTAATATTTCTTGCTTATAAGGTTGAAATAGTTTGTTTAATTTATCAATTGAAATTTTACGATTATTCATATAATATGTTGATGACTTCTGAAGAATTTTATCTTTTTGACTAGGCAATCTATTATTTGTACCAGTATCACCTATCTTAAAATCATTCAACATCGCAGTTGATACTGTTTTTGGTTTAATTTTCTTGACCTTTATTGTTATTTTTGCACCAGGTAATGGTAGAATGTCCTCGTCATTTTTTTCATCCAATGTACCGACACGTTGTTCACCCAATATAGTAATCTTCTTCATCTTTTTCTTTGGTTTTATAACACCCATTGGAGTCTCTTGTATAACTTCACCAATGTGGTCCAATTCAACCACTGTATTCGTGTATGGTATATTAGCAAGGCGGCTTAAGATCAACGAACGGTCTATATTATTATTTTGTCTCTTGTCTATGATTTGAAACAAAACTGGTTTATCAATTTCTTCTTTATCGTCATTATCGAATTTAGCGCTATCTTTATCTTCATTGACATTGTCATCTTCATTGTCATCTTTATCCTCATTGACATTTGCATCTTCATTGACATTTGCATCTTCATTGACATTTGCTTCTTTATCGTCATTTACTTCTTTATCATCAGTTTCGAACACAATAATACCATTATTTTCAGTTTGATGTGTTGGTGTTGGTTTCTTCATTAATTTTTCTAAATAGGCATTGTTCATAGTATTATACTATATTGTTATAAAAAATATGTGTTTATATTTTCATTTACTTTATATGATACAACATAAAATAACAATTTAAACACGGTTTGTGTAATATTTATAGTTTATAATATTTTTATGACATCTGTGATATATTATATGTTATGATATAATATATAATGCAGGCCAATCCACCATTCACCGATTGGGAGAATATGAACTTCGAGATTACTACCACAAATACCCAATCCAATATAATTGCTGACCGTGCAACGAGTAACAACTATACGTTAGATAACTTTCAATTATTTTTATCTGGACTGGATAAATTGCACGACTTTGGTGAGCATTTTACAGAAATTTACAATTTAATTTATGAACATTATTTTCTATACGGGAACATAGTGAAAACCAATAATTATACCGGTAAAAAAATTATACGCCAAATTGGAAAAGTAGGTGGAGAATTAGTGCAATCAGATTTAAACCTCAAGATAAGTTCTTTGCATAAACTCATAGATTTTAACTCATACAAAGCGGGCACACCTCCAATTTATGGTGCACCGAATATAACAATAGAAACTACATTCCAAAATTCTAAACAAATGAGTTTTAATTCCAAAGCACCTTTTGCAATTGCACCGATTAATATAAGTAAATTGAGCGATACAGAATTTCTAAATAATTATATGTCACAAATTCCACCAGAGAAAGATGTAATACTTTACCTGAGAGGAACAAAAACAGATTTTAAATCCGACAAAATCTCGGGTGCAATTCAAAAAATATTGGATTGTTCAACATCGGCAGATTTGGTGTACGTATCGAAAGACGCATTCCCGTTCGCAAACGAGATTATAGATAAGATATTTAATCGAACGCCAAATGGTGAATTTACGAGTTATACATCAGAAATTATGGATCCAGCTACACAAAACAAAAAGTTAATTGCAGGTGGTAATTCTACAGTCAAAACGTTGTTTTGTGCTCTACCTAATGAACGACGTTTATATTTACAGTTAACAACGACTGCACCAACCAGTCTAACGTTATCATTTGGTTTAAAAGAGAACGGTGTTAACATAATTAGTGGACAGAAAAATCTAAACCTAAGTGCAATAACAAAACCCCCGTCAATTCAAGATGTAGTTACTTATTTATTTGAGGAAGCATCAACATACACATCGAACCCAAGTGAAAAAACAAACGCATTGAACAAAAGTTATGGAAGTAAATTAATGAGTGCGTTTAAAAAAAATAACAAAAACCAGACAGAGTTGACAAAAAACTTAAGGGAAAAATACTTTGTCCCATTGTTCGAAGCGATTCCCATTGGTGCAAAAGCAACATTGGCTGACAAACAATTAATATGCATTGCTACAAAAACAATAGGAGATCAAAGTTATTTATGGGATGCGCTGATAAACGAAGGCCTTCCAGGTAATAGTCGACGCTCGTTTGTAGCGACAATTGATTCCTTTTTATTTGAACAAATAATACATGGAAAAAACGCCAACGCAGTTTTTGCTAGTAAATCAAACGGAGGGACAATAAAGAATATAACATTGGGGTCTATTTACCAAATGGCTATCTATTTAAAACCAGTGAACCCGGATGATGTAGAGAAAGAAATAGCAGAAAGGGATGAAAAAATGAATGCTATCAGGGATGAAATTAATACAGAAAATAATAATCATACAAAGAACGCGGAAGCGGCTAAAAAATTAATTGGTGCATTTCGTACAAGTCGAGGAGCAATTGTCGATCATTTAAAGGCAATTTTTTCGAATTTCAAGCCAGAAGAAAAGAAACGCATACCGAGTTATTATACAATAGAAAAACAGTATTCTGTGACAACAATAAATACCGAAACAATAAATACCGAAACAATAAATGAGAATGTAAAGTCGTTTGACATTGGCAATTATTATTACGCTGCTTGTTATTTATTACAATTTATGATACAATGTGAGTTGTCATTAACAGAGACAATATCATATGAACACAAGGGAAATCTGGCAGACGTTGTCGACATGACAGAACTTAAAAATGAAGTTAATGTAATAAAAAGCGCGAACGGCAAATACATCGACGCGCTCGATTATTATGAAAACACTCTGTCTCTGTTGGGGAGTGAAGTAGCAGTTTATAGTTATTTAAAAGGAAATAAAGCATCGAGTGAGTCAAGTGCTCCTGATTTTGAATCAGTTCGCAATAGTCTGCAACAAAATAAAAGTCGTTTGGAAGGATTGTTACCAAGTGGAACCTCTAAATTTCCATCTACCATCGGATTTTCCAACGGGTTTTTCTTGATTAGTAACGTAATCGTTAATTTTTTCGCAGGTTATGGTGGGACTGTGAGTGGTGGGACTGTGAGTGGTGGGACTAATAACGTAACAGAAGCCGATTTTATAATTACACTGGATGATATATTTGAAGGAGAGGATTGGGACACAGTGTTTGCACCGAATACAAAAAAATCAATAGATTATTATGAACTGTTATTTATATTGAAACAATTGTATTATTTGGATGATGTAGCTACTAAAACAGTGGATGATTTTTATTTAACCGTTTACGAGTTAAGTGAACGGACAGGACTGAATCTATATTTAAATCCGCCTCAACCTACACCAGCAGTTCAATCAAAGTCAAAAAAGCCAGTAGTTCAATCAAAGTCAAAAAAGCCAGTAGTTCAATCAAAGACACGTAAAAATAAAAATGTCAAACAAGTGGGAAAAATTTCACAAAGCAAGGAGCGCGCCATTATGTTAGAGAAAATGGCGCAGAACCAAAAAACCGCAAGAAAGAGAATGGTTACCAAATGGCGTGGGATGACACAGAAGGCGTTACAAACGATGTCTGAGTTACCCTAACCAAAATGGCAATGAATTCACTATAACGTACCACTACAGCAGAAACAATAAAAAATTTACAAAAACTAAAATAATACATAGTAAAACAATCTAAAATCCCTCCAAATTAGTAATAGCCATTTCACATGCGGTTTGTTCAGCCTTCTTTTTGATCTTATGTATACCATCGCCGAGGAATACAAATATCTTACCCCTTTCTGACATTTGTTGATGGATATCTTTAAATGCCGTAAATGAATGAATATCGATAGCAGAAGTAGCAATTGTGTTGTGAATTTGCTGGCCTAGACATAAATAAACCCCCATATGATAGCCGACATCAGGTTCGTGCTGGTTAATTTCTACATAGTAAGGAGTAACCTTGAATTCTTTTTGAATCTTAACCTGTAATATGTTCTTATAATTGTCGTCGTCTTGTATAAGTTTAATCCAGTCAACGTGTTTCTCGAAAATCCGCTCAATAAATATTTGAGTCATTTGAAAACCAGGTCCAGTTACGAAAACATTTTCAAACCATTTGTCCTCATCTTTCACGGACATCTTGTTGAAATCTAAAAACATCGCCCCGATAAATGCCTCAAATAAACAACCAAGTTTCTTAAGATTGTTACGCGTTTGTTTGGACTCCGCATTTTTAGAGAGAATAAACCATTTATGTATGCCCATCTCGAAAGTCATTCTACCAATGGATTCATTTTTAACAAGTGCGATTTTTTTTTCAGTCATAAACCCCTCATTTTCTTTAGGAAAACGACGATACAAATAGTATTTCGTAATACATTCTAATACCCCATCACCGATAAATTCAAGACGTTCGTTTGATTTAGAATACAATGGCACACAAGAATCAGGTTTTGGAACAATTTTGATGTTATTTTCAATATTTTCAATATCGGGTCGCCGAGTATATGAACGATGAACGAATGCGCGTCTATATAATTGGAAGTTGTGGATTGGTATATCAATGCCATATGACGACAAAATGCCTTCAACGTCTTCCTGCGTAATCTCAACATTTAGGGGGTTATGAGGGTCGAAAACGTATATATCCTCACCCTTATCGTTTTTGACAATATGTATGTCATCATCGTTATTTTGTACAGAATTATTCTTGAGCATATTAGAAAGAATCTACTAGAGTATATATGACGGAAACTTTAATACGTTTATATAATTCAATTTTACAAAT